GACAGCCGTTAGAAAACTTCTTGTCCTGCGCCACTTGTTCGCCGTCAAGCATGGCATGAGAGTGGCGTGTACGCGCGTCCAGCGTAGCCAACCATTCTTTTTTGAGCTTTATCCCCATCTTCTCCGCCGCTGCGTAGCTGTCCATGCGTCCGGCATTCTGTGCGCCGGTCACGGCTGTACGAGCGGTGCGGATGGCGGAATCGCGGCTCATGGTGGTAATGCGCTTTTGCAGATCATCCGCCATGTGCTTGATGCTCTTTCCCTGCAAGATGGAGCTGGTGACGCTTGCCGTGATTTGCTTCTTGCCATACGCGAGGTCGATGCCGCGTTTCAGTGCCCTGTCCTTTGGGTAGTACGGCATTAAGTCCGGCTGCTCTACCATAAGCCGCTTTACCGTCTGCTCGTCCCACAGGTCAAAGCCGATATTCCCGGTGACACGTTCAATGGTGTAAGCCGCATAATTGCGGTTCAGGCTGTAAATACCCGGCGTCGCATCGTTGGTATAGGACACCGCCACAGCGTTTGCATCGGTTGCCCTCTGCGCAACCTTGTCGCGCATGGCCTGATAGCGTTCCCCGCGCCCGATCTGGTTGAGCCGCCATTGCTTATAGTCGGCCTCCGTCCATTCCTTGCCGTTCTGCACGGTGCCGATCAGAGCCTTCATTTCCTCGTCGCGCTTTTTGAATTGCTCAAAATATGCGTCGATGGTAGCTTGCAGTTCTTTCCCCGCCTCGCGGTATAGCGTTGCAATACGCCGCTCCAGCTTCGCAAGCTCCTTATCGGTCAGCTTGTGTCCGAGGTCACTGTTCGCCATCGCCGTTCACCTCCGGCGCATCCGGTTCCGCAAAGCTCCGGTCAATCTCTTCTGCCGCCTTCCGCTTTGCCATGTCCTCGTACTGGTCAATGTCGCCGTTGATGGTCAGCAGCTTCTTTGTAATGTATTCGTCATCGTAATACGCCGCACCCAGAAGAATGTTCTGCGTTTCCTCGCTCTTGTTGATGATCTGATTGCGCGTGTAGCTCGGCTTGTCCTCAATGCCCGCAAGACGCAGGATTTCCACAATAAACCGCGTGACCTCGAATTCAAACTTATCCGTTTTCAGGTCCAGCGGCACATAGCTGGCCTTGATCGCGGTCGCCGTCTGGTTCCCGGCAGATACCGCCGCTGCGTCAAAGCACTGAAAATCCTCGTATAGCTTTTTCTTGAGCATATCAATGGTGCTGCTCGTGCCCTCATACGGGGCCTCGATGGTCTTGCTCTCCACCTTTGCGCCATCATCGCCGTTGGCGTGGGCAACGTGCGTGGTTTTCAAGCGCTCCACAAACTTTGCATCGTCGAGGTCGTCCATGCCGTTGCAGTTAGACAGCACCCAATAAATCAGGTTGCCCTCATCCACATTGTTAACCATGTTCGAGGACGCCAGATCCAGCGCATCGATGGTGTTGCGCTTGCCGACAATCTCGGATAAACACCGCTTGTTGTTTTTCAGCGGCACGATGGGAAAACTCGGATAATTCCCACCGTCGTAAATCTCTGTTTCGCCGACCTCCGCCTTGCGCTCGATCAGCTTATAGCTGCGCTTCGGCTGCATAACGGCCATATCCTCGCCGCTGGGCTGGAAATACTCGGTAAATCCGTCGATCTCATACAGCGTCGCTCTCAACGGCTTATCCTGTGCCACCTGCCAGAACCGGATACCGGCTTTCATTGCACCGTCCTCTTCATCATAGAGGGGGACGAACTCAAGCAGAGAGAACACCCGCAAATGCGTCAAATCCCAGAAGCCGAAGGACACGCCTGCGATTTTCGCTTCACGCGCTGCATCCATGACTTCCTGGTCGAAGTCCGGGCATAGCTTGTTCGGCGTTTCCTTCTCCGCAAAGGTTACGCCGTTACCCAGAAGATAGGAAACTTCCTGATCCACCGCCAGACCGAAGAAGCGGCTGGCCAGTTTATGGTTTGCCGTCCACATATCCGTGTGGGCACGGCCCTGCATATCGTAGATGATCTTTTCATAGCGGTTAATGGTCGGGTTCAGGCCGTTGTAATATTCCTCAGCATCCGCCGCCGTCTTATATGCGTGGGATTCACGATGCGCGTTGATCGCGCTGCGGATAAACTCAATGCGCGCCTGCTCGTTGTCACCGACTGCCACGAGGTCGTTATATGTTTTGATAGCTGCTCACCGTCCTATCTGTTCCAAAGTGGTGTATAATCGCGCCGATACGCCTTGTTCTTCAGGACTGTATAAGCAAAATAGCGCGTCTCGTCCATTGCGTGATCGTTTTCCTTGATTGGCCTGTCATCTGTGGATTTTTCGTCCCACCGATACAGTCCAAACTCTCGAATGCAGTCTTTACAATCTCGGTGTATCTTGATTACGCCGTCCTGCAAAAACCGCGCTGTAGTCATAATGCCATTGGTTACGTCGTTGCTGGCCTTTCGCACCATATAACCGCGCCGCCGCAAAACCTCGATAAACGAAGCGGCAGACGGGTCAACGATAATGCTTTTGACATCCGCCTCGCCAATGAGCTTTTTAATTTCGTCAGCGTATTCCTCGTCTGTCTTGTTCTTTTGGTTCTCGCGCCCGGAATAGTAATACTCGCGGACGCGTGTGGCCGTCTTGCCGTCCCAGCACCACAGCCCTGCAGAAAACGGGTTAAGTGTGCCGTAGTCGCAGGAAACATAGTATTCTCCCTTTTCCGGCAGCTCGTCCACAATGCAGCTCTCGTCAAACATGGGATAGATCAGCCCCTCGGCCAGCACCCACAGTCCACGGATGTAACGATCATAAAACACGCCCGTAAACATCGACTGATACCGCTCCAGCGTTTTCTGCGACAGCCCGGGGTTGTCCGTCATTTCAAAATGCAGATACAGCGCGTTCCGCTCTTTGTTCCTCTGTATCCACTCTGTATAAAACCAATGCTGTGGACTTCCCGGGTTGCAGGAAAACCACAGCTTTGCACCATCTACCGAGCAGCGGGTCAATGCCTGTTCCACGAACGAACGCGGCATCAGCACCACCTCGTCCAGCAGCGCCCCCGCCAGCGTGCGGCCTTGGATCAGCGTATAGCTGGCCTCATCCTTGCCGCCGAACACCTCAAAGTAATTCGTCACGGCTCCGCGCCGCACTTCCATCACCTTGTCGCCGCGCCGCCAGCGGATGAGATAACGTTCCTTTGCAAGGCTCATCGCCGTGAACGGCACGATGATGTTCTTGGTGCAGCTATCCACCGTGCGGCCACACACGCCGAAGCGCTGACCGCTGAAATTCTCCATCGCCCAGCGGACGAACGCCCACATCATGATAGAGGTCTTGCCGGAACGCACGGCACCGTCGCAGATCAGCGCGTCATACTTGGAATAGGGGAAAGCAAGGATTTTCTGCTGCTTCGGGCTAATCATCGCTCTCCAACCCTTCCGCCATTTCACGCAGGCTCACACTCAATGCGTCATCCTGCGTGTTGTCAGTCGGCAAACCCAGCTCCACAATATCGCGCTGCCCAAGGTACTGTTTCCCCAGCCAAATCGCCATGCTTGCGTTCTTTGCCGCAAGCTGCCACTGGCTCCGACGCAGCGAAATTTTCCCCGCTCCTCGCTTTTGCTTAAATACCTCGGAAAAACTGGCATGATAGGTGCGCTTACACCAACTATCCAACGTTTTATCGGTCACGTCAAACCAGCCGCAGATTTCCTCAAGCGTGCATTGCAGGCCGCATAGGTTCTCGAACTGCTTCTGATCTATTTCCTTTCTTGGCCTTGCCATACGCGCCCTCCTTTCTCGCAGTCAGCTTTCTCGCCACCAATGTATGCAGGCCATTCATGGCCCCTGTAATATCGCCGGACTTAATCAGCCCGTTCAGTGTTTTCATCTGCTGTGTGGATAAATACTGCTGGTTTTTCTTCAACATCCTCCGCGCAGTCACCTGAGCATCAGTCATGCAGAAGCACCGCCTTTTCTCCGGTAAACTTTTCCCATCGATCAATAATGACGTCCGCATACTTCGGATCGTACTCCATGCAGAAAGCGTGTCTGCCATTCTGCTCCGCTGCCATGATCGTTGTGCCGGAGCCAGCGAACAGGTCGAGGACATTCTCTCCCGGCTTGCTGGAGCACTGCATCTGGTAATCAAACAGCTTAATCGGCTTCATGGTCGGATGCTCCGCAGACTTGACAGGCTTATCGAAATTCAGCACAGTTGTCTGTCTGCGGTTTTTGAAGAAGTAGTGCTTCTTACCTTCCGTCCATCCGTAAAGGCAAGGCTCATGCGCGTCCTCTTCAATTTCGCTCTCACCGTACAGGCAAGGTTCATGTTTCCACTGGAAATCCTGTCTCCCCATCACAAGGGAGTTCTTCACCCAGATCAGGCACTGCCGGACACGCAGCATCGCATCTCTGCACGCGCCTCGGAAGTTATACCCCTCGCTGTCTGCGTGCCAGATGTAGAACGGAGCACCGGGCTTCATGACCATCGCCGCATTGGAGAATGCATCCGTCAGGAAACGCCTGAAGGCCGTATCCTCCATATTGTCGTTCTTAATCTTCCCGGCGGTGCCCTGATAGTCCACATTGTACTGGGGATCTGTGAGCAGCAAATCCATTTGTGCCCCCCCCACAAGCTTCTGTACGTCTGTCAAAGACGTGCTATCTCCGCACATAAGGCGATGGTCTCCAAGCTGGTACACATCGCCCAGTTTGCTCTTCGGCTCTGCCGGTAAAACGGGATCGTAGTTGTCCTCTACCACTGACGTGTCGAGTTCATCACGCAGACCCCAATCAAAGTCAAACGCCGACAGGTCAAGCCCCGGCAACTCATCAGCCAGCAGGTCAAAGTCCCAATCGCTCTCGTTGCTCTTGTTATCCACCAGCCGCAGGGCGTTCACCTGCTCCGGTGTCAGATCGTCCACGCAGACACAAGGCACTTCTTCCATGCCCAATTTCTGAGCAGCCAACGCTCTGCAATGCCCAATGACGATAACTCCATCACGGTCAATCACAATCGGCTGCACAAAGCCGTATTGCTTGATGCTCTCCGCAACATTGTTGATTTGCCGTTTATCATGCTTTTTTGCGTTGCCGGCATACGGCACAATATCCGCAAGCCGCCGTTTTGTGATTTCCATGCTTTCCTCCTGTTTTGTCACCAGCCCCCACCCCTTGGCTACAGTAACAGTCTTTCCCCTCCCATGCGGCCTTCTGGAAGCTCTCAAACATGGGTTACACAGTTTGCCAGCAGGTGGCAATGTCTTTTCCACAGCTCACTTCTGAGCGGTATAGCCGCACTTCCGGGCAGGCGCTATGCCATTTGCCCACGGCAGCGGCTCTCCGCTTTTGGTGCGGCATTGCAGTCCTGCCCTGCTTTAGCGCTTCAGGGAAAGTCCCCGTCACTCGCTGTGGTCTCCCCTTACGGGGCACCTATGCCGCATAGAAATTTTTGGCGATCTGGGCTTCCGCCAGCTCTATTGTCCCATGCTGGCTCCCGGAAAAATATGTGCAAACTTGTGTCATTTTTCATTTTTTAATTTCCCCCCTTGACAAACCACGCAATGCGTGGTATTATATAGACAGATCAAAGGACAGGGTAGCCGCACAGCGGCAGAAAGGAAAATATCATGAAAAAGACTTTTTATTCCGTCACCTACGCAGTATGGGGATCCAGCTTCTGCCGTGAGGCATGGTTCGACAGCAAGTCCGCAGCGGACGCCTTCGCCGCACACGATTACCGGGACGACCCGGTGGCCCACACCTACAGCAAGGCGGACAGCATCCGCGCCGCCGAGGAGCGCGTGGCCGCTACGGCAGCAGAGCTGACCGCCTGATCGCAGGTACGCTGCGGGCGGGGCTGACCCGACCAACCCCGCCCATGAAAATTTTCGACAGGAGGAACGGAGCATGGAGATCAACACCCACGGACGGAACATCAACCAGGAGACATTGGCCAACGCCTCCAACGCCACCAAGGGGCTCGGCTCCCGCACGGGGGAGTATGCGGAGATTTTTTACGACAAGTCTACCGGCGATGTCTGGTGCAAGTACCACTGGGACCGGGAGGAATGGACGGTCTACCACGACGATGACGTCACGAAGGTCGGACTTGCGGTACGGTACAAGACCCAGCAGCAGATCGCGGACATGATCGCCAGCACCCTGACGCAGGAAGAGCGGTGGGAGCTTGAAAACGCCGCATATCCGGCGGGCGGAACACGGTCATGATGGTGCTTGACATTTCCTGTGCAGCGTGGTAAACTATTTCTGTCGGATGCAGGAGGCGCTTGCATCTGGTGCGGCTCGATCCTGCCGCCTTGGGTTGAAATAGCAAGAAGGACAAACCCTTCAACCGCAGGAAAAGCACCGGTTTTCGGTGCTTTTCCTTTTTTACAATTTTGACGATGAAAGGATCCTAAAAATGACAGACAAACTGTTTTTTTCCTTGTTCAGCGCAGCGCTTTCTTCTTCCGACCGAGACGCCTTTGTCTCCGACTGGTCGCTGTCCTCCGTCTGGGGCGATGCACCAGATGCGGACATACCCGCAGACCGCATCGACCTGCTGGCGCGTCTCTGGGACGCCGCCCACCTGACGATCCGGGACATCCGTCAGCACACCGGCCTGTCGCAGGCGGCCTTTGCCACCCGTTATTGTATCCCCACCCGCACGCTGGAGGACTGGGAGCGTGGCGTGAGGAGCTGCCCAGATTACCTGCGGCTCCTGCTGGCGCAGGTCACCGGCCTTTACACAAGGCCGTGACGATTGCGGTCTCACAGTGTCCGGGTGCTACCCGGCCTCTTGTGCAGGCGACAGGATTCGAACCTGCGAACCCGAAATTTTACTATCGGAGCTGATTCCTCCCAGCTTCCGCCCGCATATATTTGTGCCGTGTGGGAGGTGCGACCTCCCGCCCCTGATCGTGGGGTGCAACGAGCGCACGGCATATAACAACAGCCCGCAGGTTTCCCTACAGGCTGTTTGTGCCGGTATGACCTTTCGGTGCCAGAAGGTGCGCCCAATACCGGCGGCGCATAAGATGGAGGAAACGGGTTGAGTGGAAAGACGGGTGGATGACTATTCCTTATCATCCACTGTACCTATTGTAGCACATCATTAGGTGGAATTTGTGCCAACTTTCTCTGCAAAACCACAATATATGGCTATGTCATAGAGAAATTGCTCTTTCCGGCGGCTGAATGTCCGCTCACTTATCCCCGGCACGATAATCTTGTTGCGGGAATACTTATGCTTGCCCTGACAGTTGCGCATGATCCCCTGTGTAAGCTGCTTTCGAACGCTCTCGCTCTCCAAATCCCGACCACATCGGTCTATGGCATATTCAACAGCCCGCATTTTCTTGGTTTCCGGCCAGTTCTCTATGGCGGCAAGCTGCTCCGCCTTGCTTTCTGCCGGTCTACCAATGCCGGGGGAGCGGGGCATACCCTCTGTTGCACTGTTACCGCCGCTCAGTATCTCGCTCCTTGCGTCGTTGTACGCCTGTACTCGCCGTGGATAACCTCTGACATAGGCAATGCACTCAAGCCGCACATCATACGGCAGCGTCTGTTTTCGGCTCATGCCAGCCTCCTTACTCTGCGTTGTTAATTAGTTTGTAGTCGCTCCGCAGAGCGTCCGCAATATCCTTCTTGGTCACATAGCCGCTGTTTTTTGCGTCCACCAGATCCACAAGGCATTTTTGCAGATACTCAACACTCATAGTGTCGTGGCTGTCCGGCGTTTCCTCCAACACGTGGAATCCAAATTTTGTAAGCAGCACTTCGGACACCAAATCCATGTTTTGCTTTGTCCCCATCATCTTGCCCTGCTGGTACGCCCTCATGGGGTTGTTGGGCAGGGTTTTGCCGTCAATCCTCATTTCCGTCCCTCCTTGATCTTGTCCATCAGAAGCAGCCGTACAGCTTGGCAGAGTGCATATACAAGGCTATTCTGCCAAATGCTCCGCTGCTCCTTAATGCGGCACATACCGTTCTCTATCTCCTCTAATGCTTCCAGCATTGCGTCCTTATTCGCCATCGCTTGCCCTCCACGGAGTATCCACGCATTCAGTGTGGACAATCTCCATCTCGATCGCCCACAGTAGGTTCCACGCCGCAGCTACAAGGTGCGGCTCATCCACATAGCCCGCCAGATATTTTGCCGCATGGCGAATAGCGGAATCTAACAAACTGTGGGTTGGGATCCCTTTATCGACATTATGCTCCCCGTATTTCAAAGCGCCCGCCTCGCAGTGCTTCGACACTTCCATGATAGCCGACCAAGGGAGCAAATCCATCCGTCCCTTGCCCGTGTGCATATCCCGGAGTGCTCCGCTTGGAAACTTGGTTCTTTCTCCGCTGTCTTTAATCATAGTCCTCCGTTCTCCGCAACTGCAAAAATCGTCAGCCTTTACATACGGTAGTCCACCAGCGAAATCACATCCGCATTCGTATTCATCCGGCTTGTAATGCTTGCAGTCATTGCACCGCACCACTTCCACAGCGTCAACGGTTGGAACAACATACTTGATTATGTGATATGCTTCTGTAAATCCCTCGGCAAGACTATCAAGATGAGTTTCACCGTTGTGTATCAATTCTTTCGTTTCCTCGTATTCTTCGCCAAACAGTCTCAATGCTTCATCAGCGTCAATCAGCCGCATCGCCGTCACCTCCGTCCATCTTGGCGCCCCAGTTGGGGCAGATGTGTCATATAACTGCATTTGGTCAGCCATTGCGCCACACCTCCTTACAAATACCCGTGATTCCGCTTTTTCGCTTCCATATTGTCGGCTACTTCTTCCAGATCCCACCACGCAGGCTCTCCAACATGGCATTTCCACCGATCAGCGCCAAACGCCCTGAATATACAGTTTTGGCATCCGCCCTGATCCTTGCAGAACTGCGCAAGTGTTTTAGCGCAATCTTCCGCTCTTTTATTGCTTACCATTGTCAGCCCTCCTCGACACCTCCCCATTGAACCACTTCCGCAGTTCGTGTGCGCACGAAACACATAGTTCGTATTCGATGTCGCTTATGTCGTTTTTAACTTGCCGCATACCGGCATAGGTGACGGAGTTGAACGGATTGATCTCCGCTCCGCAACGGTCACACACTCTCTTTGTCGCCATTGTCAGCCCTCCAATTCCAAAATTCGACCAGTTTGTCAACGTCTTTGCTTCTCGGCGGCGACATTGCACCCATCATGCATCCATCTTTGTGCTGCGGATCCCCAACGAGCAAAGCGGTTTCGATATAATTGATCGTTACAGCTTCGATTTTCATTTCGCATCCGCAAAACGGGCACGGTTTCAGTTCAGCCATTGTCAGCACCATCCCATTCTAACGATTTTCCGCACATCGGGCATTTTTCAGCTTTCTGCTCTTCGGCCATCAGCCCCAACTGCCGCTTGCAATGCGGGCAGTACGGTATATGCCACCAGCCGCAACTTCTGCCAAGTTTCCATTTCTTGTCGCGGTAAAAAGGCTTTTTCGGTTCATCCATTGTCAGCCCTCCTCACAGTAAAATCTGGAAATATCATCCATACGCCAGCGAACCGTGTCCGAAATAGTGGAGTATAGATACCCCCCTTCCATGTGTACGGACCGCACACCGTATACCTGCTGCGGATTCGTGAAATGCCCGAATTGCTTTTTCATGTGCTCCTCAAACTCGTCCTTGAAGATAATAGTCAGCTTCATTCCTTCGCCTCCACATAGCACCAGCTCTGCGGCGCGCGCTTGATTTTGCCTTCTTCGTGGCAAGTGTTGCATTCGGTCGCCCATTTCGCGTCGCATTCATTGCATTCGTAGGGGCGTTCAAAATCGATCAGCTCTCGCGGCTCGTCGTAGATGCGCAGATCGGAGATGTGCCAGCCGTAGCCGGTTTCCCCGTTGCCGATGTAGCCAGCAAGCTCCTCGTATGTAAGACAAGATCGCTCCATGTGCTCGAAAAACCAGTTCTGAATGCCACCATTGTCGAAAACATTGATGGGAAATATCCGGTCACAGGTGAACTCGCCGACGACCTTGCCGCCGCCGTAAAACTGTGGCATTGGATAGTTCGTCGCGATGAAGTCCTCGTGCGGATATTTTGGCAACGTGCAGTAGATATAGCACTTAAACGGCGTATCCAGCTTCGGACGGGTCTTTCGCACCTCAATGGTCTTTTCGCCGCCACAAATCTTCTCGCACCACTTCGGGCGGATGCTCAGCATGACAGCCTTGCTCATTTCTTCATCGCCTCCAATGCTTTCTCCGCTTCCTCGCAGGTGTTCCATGAGCCTGCACAAACTCCATATTTTTCGTCCCATGTGATATTCTGCCATCCATATTGTTCGCAGTATCGGACTGCTGGCAACACAATCACGCGCCCTTCTTTGTCGGCTTTAATTAGTTCGCACATTCTTCCGATTGAGTAATACTCGTCCAGCAAAATATCGTCAATCTCAGCCGCTCTTGCGCAGTCCTCCGGCGTCAGCCCCGTGTCCTCATATTCTTTCAACCGCTCCCACACTTGCTTTTGTGAGCAGCTCCCGCCATGCTGGCAAGGCAGCTCCCAGCACTGCGAAATGTCGCAGAAGTTCCCATTAAATGTAATCCGTTCCATCATCCGTTCCACCTCGCCGTCTTTTCCTGCACACCCCATTGGAGTGCGTCCTCGTGGCTATCAAAGTAAAGGTCAATGCGGTTGCCGCTAATTGCGCCGCCCACATCCTGTGCTATGTAGATATGCCCGTCAATCTCAACCTCCGTCCCCATCGGGATAACATCCGGGTCCGTGGCGATGGTCACGCCCTGTTTTGCTTTCGCTCCTGTGGCTGTATAGCCGTTTGAATACGCTCCACAGCATTTTTCGCATGGGCAGTATGCTGTCACGGTCATGGTACTTTCGTGCGTGTAGGCGGCTTTCTGTGGCGTTTCTTGGCGGATTACTTCCGCCACCAGCGGGGAAACAGGTTCTTGCTCCTCCACATATTCCGCTTCTGCGGCAAGTAGCTCCACCCACAATATCCCGGCGGCAATCAGCAGCCCAAGGGCCGCACCTCCGACAACTGTAAATATGCTCTTTCTGCTCATTTTCTTCCTCTCCCGTATACCATCCATTGCATAGATACCCCAAGCGCATCACAGATATGTGCCAGCACCCACACCGACGCGGTGCTGTGTCCACACTCAATATGGCTGATCGTCGATGGTGCTACACCAGATTCCAAAGCCAGATCATCCTGCGACATAAGTTCCTTCTCTCTCGCCGCCCGCAGGCGCTTCCCCATACCCGCAAAATCTGCCGTCATGTGTATCCTCCTTTCTATCATCAGGATCGTACTCTGGGCAACTTACCACCAAAAACGATTTGTATTTTTCATTTTTTGTCGGGATTGCATTCCATCCCTTTACCGGCTCAAATCGTATAGGCCAGCCCTTTTTCGTGTAGTCTACTTCTGTCCATGAGCATCCTCCATACGCTTTTCTACAAGTCCAGCAAAGCGTTTTCCCTCCAGTGGTAATATGCTCCTTCACAAGTTTTTTCCTCCTCTCACCACTCAACCGTGACTTCACATTCATCCGGCATAAGCATACGTAGATTTTGCAAAACGCTTTCCCGGTCTCCCCGGATAGTGAGCCGTGCGTGAAGCAGTTCTGCACTTCGCACGTGCAACGGTCCTGCACTTCGCACCGGCGTTGGTCCATCGGTCTGCTTCTCCAGCGTTTCTGCTGCCGGAACCTCGGCTGTGTGCCACTCCGATAGTTTCTTTTGCCACAAGTTAAAGTTCCGACCACCTCGTACAAACGGCACTCCCACCTTTTTACCGTATTCTTTGATGGTGGCGCTGCAACAGCCCATCTCATCCGCAAGGTATGTAGCTGCACCGCCGCAGGACTGCATATTTCGCAGGTATTCTCGCTTCAGATCATCCGGCATCGCCTTGAAATCTTCCCAAGGCATAGGCCGCGTGATGTTGTATGTTTTCATTTCCCCGTTCATCTCCCTCTTTTGTTCCGCAGTGAGGTAATCACTTGGCAATCTGCATTTCCCGCGCTTACGGTTTACATGGGCAAACGCGCCTCTTGCAACACGCTTTTTCTGCACGATGTCATAGTCAAAATCATTCATAGGCGGTTATGCTCACCTCCGTGCGTGGATTTTCCTTGTCGTACAGTACCCGGCTCCCGTCATGGCTGACAATAACGCCGCAGTGGTCGTCCATCAGCACCCGCGCCTTGACCAGCACATCGTCCACAGCCTCCAGCAGATTGGTTAAATCCACTCGCCGCCTGGTGGGCATATAAAACAGACATTTGACCTCCACGGGGTAATCTATCGGCTCATGCACACCAGCCTTTTTGCAGTACCACACGGCCTTTGCCTCGTAATCGATGTACTTCTGCGACGGCATGATAAACGATTTCCCCGTATTGCTGCTGTGCATAATGCGCTGGCTGTTTTTCTTTGTAACCGGCGGCAGGGGTATGGTAAAGTGCAGTTCAGCCATTTCCACCTCCCATCTCCATCTGCCCGTCCACCTGCATAGCTCTGGCAAGGCGGCGGTATGTCCCCAGCTCGTCCAATGCCCGCTTGCGGTACATGGAAAGTAAGGCTTGCTTTTCTTCCTCCGTTTCCGCCAGCTTGTAGCCGCCGTCTTTCATGGCAACGATAGGCACACCCTGCCGCCTCTGCTCCCGTATCATCCGGCGGTTCTCTCTGTCCGGCATACCGGTGAGTGCTTCCAGGTTCTTCCGGGTGTATGTAATGCCGGGAATCATGCGTAATGTGGTCATGTCATTCCTCCTCGCCAAATGGCAATCATGCTGGGAAACGGTGCCGTTCCCATCGGCTTTCCGTCCAGCTCAAATTTCAGCCTACCTCGCAGGAATCGAATTTCCGCCTTACCCAAAACATAGTCATGAAAGCTGGCTCTGTCTGTTCGCGCCGGAATCAGTAGAACAACCGTTGTCCCCGGCTTCTGTCCCTCGCGGTAGCATTTTTCCGTCCACAGTCCGGTTTCCTTGTTCCCGTAGGGCGGGTTACAAAACACCGTTTCGCCCTCCCAATTTTGCCGCAAACCATCATCGTTTTTCGTGAAATACCGCGCGCACTTGTGGTTTTCGTCACTGGCGGCAGCGTCCAGCGTGAAATGAAACTCCGCGTCCAGCTCGTCAAACAACTTTTGCGGCGTTTCCCAGAAATTCTTATCGCTGGAAAACAAAGCTTCGTTCCGCAATGTCATTCCTCCCCAAACCATTTTTTCGTCACGGCGATAGGAAATTCTTCGATTTCGCTTGCCCAGCGCGCCGTACCCTTGCCGTTGTGCCGCTCAAACACCAGAGGAAAGCCTCCGATGCCGTCAAACAGGCTACCCATCGTAACAGGGCGAAGATATTGCGCACTGATACGCTTTGCCAGGAAGTCCCAAAAAGGCAGGGCGATGGAGTTACCCAGTGCCTTATAGCGGGGGCTGTCTGCCGTTTTGTGTCGTTTCCCACAACTATCGACCCAATAGCCATCGCCGGTCTGGCTATCGTACCACTCGCCTATGTCCGTCCATCCGTCAGGAAATCCTTGCAACCGCTCGCATTCCAACGGGGTCAGACGGCGCACCACCATGTTCTGCACCGGGTATGTCTCTGCGTCCTCCCGGTACGCACAGGAAGCCTTTGCCCGCAGTGCGTGTGCCACATCCGGTGCTGCCCCACACACCAGCATATCGTTGTATGCGTCCTGCCCATTGTAACTTCCGGCATGAGCGCCGGGGGAAAGCGTACCTGTCACATCTTGGTATGTAAGCGGCACTTGGTTGCCGCCCGTCCCCATGCGTGCTTGCAAGCTTGGTGCGACCTCGCCGCAGTCCCGGATGACATCGCAAGCATGGCTCATATCCAGAATGGAGGGCTGGTGCCCATGCTCCTGTGCTCTCAGCGTCCCGGAAACATCATGGCTCACGCCCATCACATTCCCGCCTTGATCGTTCAGGCACAGCACCGCTGGTTTATTCCCGCCGCACTCCGCATTCAGCGTAGGGGATTGCTCTTCGGCGTATCCGATGCTCCGGGCCTGTTCGCTGTTCCCCAGCTTAAACCCGGCGCAAACTGCGTTCATCGTAGGGACCTGTTTTTCGGAAACAAACACGCCATGCGAATGTACGGAAGAAATAGTATTTGCGGGATCTCCAGGCCGTCCACCGCCAAATCCTGTCCCCCGCCCAAGTGCTTTGTAGCGTGTAGCAACCATCAGGTTTATAGGCGTTGCTTCAAACCCGGCACACAGTACGCTGTCCCGCGCCATGCCGCCGTTTTCGTTGGCGTTTAAGCTATGCCATACACCATCTTGGTCATACACCCGTGCGCTTTGTGCCTCCCACGGTGTCAGGCATCTTACTCCAGCGCAAACCGCTGGTCTGTCGATAGTGTTGAGCGTGTAGCTCACATCCTCACGCCATCCCTTGCCGTTGCATCCTGCCGTGTCGGCACGGTCGATTGCGTTTCCTTGCAAACAGAAAATCGTTTGGTCATTCCCTGTCCCAAGCATCCCGCTTTTCTCCGTCTGGACTAAGGCTCCCTTTCCTCCTCCGTCACAGCCCCCTCTGATTCGGACTGCATAAGAAGCACCGTTTTCAGCGGTTCCGGCAAGTCTTTCCCCCGCCGCTCCGCTCTCCGCAGGATGCCCTGACACGCTTTTGCGCTCAAAGAGTATTTCTCCTGCGGTGTCTCCTCCAAAATCTGCGACAACCGAGATTCTACGGCGGCGTTGGGGGACCCCCCAGTATTGCGCATCATGCACTCGCCAAGCCACGCTCCATCGTCCTCCCACTTCATCGTGGTAGCCCCCCCAAGTTGGCCAGCCTTTTTCAGGCACATCAATATCGGGGGCTTCCGGCTCTGCGATGCGGATGATCTCTTCAAGGACTGCCGCGAAGTCTCGCCCTTTGTTGCTTGAGAATGCTCCGGGGACATTTTCCCAGACCATAAACCGAGGTCTGACCATGTCACCTGTCCGTCCGCTCTTTCTGTCATGCTCTCTCATCTCCTTTACGATGCGGACCTGCTCCATGCACAATCCGCTCCTTGCACCGGCCAACCCGGCGCGTTTTCCGGCAATGCTCAAATCCTGACACGGCGATCCGCCCGTGATAACATCCACGGCTTCAATTTCTGCACCGTTGATTTTCGTAATATCGCCGAGGTGTTTCATCTCCGTTCCTCCCGTTTGGTCATTGTAGCCTCCAATTCTGCTTTTTGCCGATGTTCAGCATATAATCCTTCGCCCTCTGGTTGATCCTGCTCCCAATTGCCTCGTCCCAGCTCAAAATGCGGTCAATGGTCAGTTCCGTGGAAATGATCGTGATTGCATCTGGGTTGATATATCTGGCATTCAGCAGGTCAAAGGCAATGTTCTTGTCGGCATCCGTTACGCTCCCCTTGAGAAAATCGTCGATATACAGCGCACGGACGGTTTTCAGCGGCTGCATGGCTTCGGCGTATGCTTCGGCATCGTTTACCTTTGCCTTGATTGCCGGAATATCTCCCCGCCATTGCACATACCGGACAGGGATTCCGCCGTCCATCAGCTTGGCGCAAATCGCCGTACACAGGTGGGTTTTCCCAGTGCCGGGAGAGCCGCCGATGAAAAACCACTTGCCCTTCCAGTCGGTCAAATACTGCTCCGCCGCTTGCTTCGCGGCCTGTTGCCAATACTCCTGAGTTTGGAACGTCTCAAAGGTGCAGCTATCCAGCAGTCCCAGAAGCCCGGAACGCTCCATGCGAAGCCTATTTCGGCGGATGATCTCGCATTTGCAGGTTCTGCTCACCAGTTCGCCGCTTTCCGTGCGCCGGACGGTGTAGCCCAGCCCTCCGCAGATGTCACAGCCATGTTCCGACATGGTATTCTTGCTTTGTTGGCTGTTCACCGGCTTCCTCCTTTCTGCGCTGCTCCCATGTTCTGACGGCGGCCTTCCAGTCCTTCATGCGATTTTTCCCAACCATCCAGCCCTTGCAGGCGTAGAAATCGATGAATTGCTGTGCGTCAACTGTAGACCCCCGTTCGGCGATATAAGCCCGAACCTCGTCCAACGAGGGCGGAGAGAAGCGCGCCTCGCGCGCATTATTCTCGCTTCTCGATTCTCGTATATCGATTCTCGATTCTCGATTCTCGAATACGGGGACATCTGCATTCATTTGTTTGCAAATGATTTCATCTGCTTGCGTAGGCTCTACAGGCTCAGGATATTTGCTTTCCTTTGCTCTCTGTGTCTGATACTTACCCCATGTTGGTAGGTAGAGGAATCGCTTGCCCTGTGAAGTATAGAGGGCAACCAATCCAGCACTCGCCAGTCCATGAAGGGCGTTTTCTACAGTTTTCAGAGTAAGATTTTCTTTCAAAGGGAATAGCCTGTTTTTGATAATTGCGGCCCGTCCGTCATAGCGTCCGAAATCATCGCAAGAAACAATCAGCCGATAGAACAAGACCTCCTCGAACCATGAAAGCCTATCTACGCTGTCGCTGGTGCAGATGCTCTCGCGTATGATTCTGTTCGGCATCGGTGCGCCGCCTTAGAACGGCAAATCGCCGTCATCCTCGGAAATCTCCGTGAAGGTCTGCGTGGGCTGCTGCGGTGCGCTGTCCTTGCTGCCGCAGAAATGTACCCGGTCCGCCGTCAGCTCCACCACAGTGCGCTTGTTGCCAGTCTTGTCCTCGTATTCCCGGCTGGAGAGCTTGCCCTCTACGATGATCTCCTTGCCCTTAGCAAAGTGGTTGCAAATCATCTCCGCCGTACCCTGCCATGCCACGCAGGGGAGAAACAGCTTCGTTTCTCTGTCCTTAATCTTCTCGCTCCACGCCACACGGAAGCTGCATACTGCTGTTCCGCTGTTGGTGCGGCGCAATTCAGGGTCAGAGCAAAGCCGCCCCTGCAAAATCATTCTGTTTACCATCGTTTTCCTCCTTACAAATAGCTTTTTCCAAATTCACGGCGGAAGTCATCCTCCGTCCATCCCTGTTCCTGCATGGCCTTTAACTGGCCGTATCGGCGCAGGAGGCGCATTTGATTCCCGTTGCGGTGTACTGCCAGCCCTCCGTTCCTGTGGCACTTCTCACCGCATAGATACACCACAAGGCCGTATTTCTCGCTTTTGTTGCGGTACGCTCCGCCGAAGATGTGGTGCCGCTCCAGCGGGTCACCCGCTCCATTTCTGCCGCACAGGAAGCACCGTCTTTCATCAGTCACCTTTATCACCTCCCAACGGCTGGGCTTCGCCCCAGCGTGATTTTAGCGCATCCAACTCCTGCGGTGTCATAGTCTCGATTCCAGCTTCTCGGCAATCGGCAACGATCTGGTCAATCAGCCGTGACATCTGCTCTGTGTCGTAGGTGCTTGAGCCGTACCAAACCGCCACGTTCACGCATCCCGGAATTTTGCTTGGCCCTTGTTCCGCCATCCAGCCGGTTCCTTTCGCCTCCCATCTGCGGCAGAACTCGTCCGCCGCCTTTGATACCATGCACACAACATCGCTCACACCACCAATGATCCTGATTTCTTCCCGGTACACATCATTCCTCGGGATCCCATAGTGTGCCGCCAGTTTATCCAGCAGCACCCACGCATAAGCGTTTGCGTCAAGGCTCCTGCCCTTGCGCTTGATCTGCGCCACATACTGCTTGTCCGGCTTCATCTCGTCACAGATGGCCATTGCAGAGGCGGGGGACTGCACCCGGAGGCACAGCCACGCCCCATCGCTGTCCTGCTGCCACCGTGCGGCGGTCACATCAGCCTGCAACATTGTCCTGCTCCTTCTTTGCAGCCTTCATGCAGCCGGCGCACATCTGCGCTCCGTAGCGGCCCTTGGAGTACTTAACCATGTCCTTTACCGTCCACATTTCGCCGTTGCGCTTCCTGACGGACACAATGTCAGCTCCACATCGCTCACACACCGGAGCAGCGTTCCGCTCCTTCTCGTCCAGCTCGGCGGAAGAAATTTTGTCCGGGTCCTCGCCGGTGGGAAGCGCAAAGGTCCGCAGCCACATATACTTAAACGCATAGGTCATGGCCTTGCCGCTGCCCTTGTCTTGTGTGTCTGCTCCATCTCCGCAGGATGCAATCTCGATGTATTCCTCCGGGTTTTCCACGTTGACCATGCGGTAGATGACATCCACGTGGGTAATGTTCCCAGTTCTCCCGGCTGTCTGTGCGATGGGGTATACAACCAGTTTGTGTTTCAGCAGTTCCGCACGCATGATGGAGGTTACCTTCTCCTCGCTCAGTGCCTTGTATTTGTTGCTGCCAAACTCTACATGATCGTCCTTTGCCAAATACTGGACATCCTGCATGATTGCAGCGATTTTCTCGTAGATATTCATCATTCGGGTTTCTCCTCATCAACAACTTGTAGCGGGCAATATGCCCCGACGATTCTCGTGTCTAACAGATACTCGCCTGTTCTCCGACATTGATTTCGCGAATAAGTCTCCAGCAGTGGGCAGAGGTTACAGCACATTTTCCCCTCCGGGAATGGGATTTCCACTGTAGCTTTTATGTACCGGAGGACACCGTTTATCATCCCAAGCCTCCCTTATGCAAAAACTCCGAGAGATACTCACCCTCCGTCAGCTCGGAAATATAATCAAGCTGCACATCGGAAAACTTCCGTATAGCCAGCTTAAAATTCCCGATCGTTTCCAGCTCACACTTGTGGCACATAGCGGACTTCATCGGCTTCCAGCCGTGGCAAACAGGACATTCATCCGCTTCTCCGGGGATAATCTCCTCTCCGCACTCTGGGCAGACATAAATTATGCTGTTTCCGCACTCATCGGACTTTTCCTCGATGTAATCCAACGAATGGAACGCTGCCCCACAATAATCACACAAATACATCGTCTTTCCCTCCGTTTGTGTTACTTCCCGTCCAGCTTGTCCACCAGCCGCATGAGCCAATAACTCACCGTTGCGGCTCCGATGATGACCAGCGTCAATGTGTACCCGTCCATCAATTCACCTCCGCAGCGCAAAGCGCATCGCACATACCCTTGCAGGGGCAGGCCGGACAATCGCACTCCAGCGGGCTCTTCTCTTCGCACAGCGCATCGTGCCGTGCCAGAAAAGCATCCTCCAGCGCCCTGTATTCTTGGTTGGTCATGTTTACTCCTCCCGCTCTGCGATCCACGCATCCAGCTTCTTTTTGAAAATCTGAAATACCCGGCTGCGGTCGGTGCGGATGCACACGCCGAAGGGGTACACGCCCTGCTCCAGGCCGTCGGCCAGAGTGTCAGAACAAAGGCTCAAGCCTTTATCTCTAAGATACTTCGATGCCTGGTGCAGCGTCATGGTTTCGATCATTTGTCATCCTCCTTCTTCAACAGCTCGTCCACCGTGCAGCCGTACAGCTCGGCGATCTCCGGCAAGCGGCTGGCTCTCGGTGCCTGCGTGCCGGTCTCCCACATGTAAACCGCCGCATCCGTCACCTTTAGTTTCTCGATGACCTGCCGGACACTTAGCCCAGCGGCCACCCGAGCGCTGCGAAAACTCATTCTGTCACCTCCAGTTTGATTCTTGCTTAGTTTCCGTTGAATACGGCGAGGAAAAGTGCAAAAGCTTTAGCCGGCTCCGCATCGTCCAACCGCCGGTCTAAGTGCTCGGCCGCCGCCACGATGTTACGGCATCAGGGCGGCTTTCCCTCTCCGCAATCAACAAAAACTAAGTTTTACTTGACAACTTAGCAAACTGTGGTATTATGGGAGTGCCAACAACCCTTAATATTTTCCGCAGTCCGCTAAGTGCAGGGGGGCTTGGTTTTGTATTGCCTCCCGCCGATTCTTATTATAACTAATTAGAAGTTATAAGTCAACAACTTTCTATTAGTTTTTATTAGTTTTGGCGAACTGCACAATATACACGAGGTGCAAATGGACGCTATAGACAAAATAAACTTTTACTTGAGCAAAAAGGGCAAAAATGGAGCCGATTTAAGCCGTGCATTAGGGCTATCAAATAGCATTTATAGCCAATGGAATACGCGGAAAACTAAGCCGTCAAATGTTCGCCTTCCCGCTATTGCCGAATATCTCGGCGTTTCCGTAGAGGACATTATGCCTGACGATGTAGCCGCCCCCGCAGCTTCGCAGGGCGCAAAAAAAGCCCCCGATCAGGAGATCGAGGGCGGGATGAAAGATGAAGATTTGAAAGAAGCTGTCGAGCTTTTGAAAAAAATGGATAAGGAAACCCTGCGGATTTTTATCAAAGCCGCCCGCGGGGCTTTGGAGAATTAATTATGAGTATTTCGCGCTCGTAGCCGTTTTCTTTACTGATAGCCCAAATTTTCATTTTATCGCCTCTATAATTTTATCAAACTGATCGCGGGTCATTTTACTCGCTAAAGAAATCGCCTCAAAAAGTAACGCAATATGCTCTGCATTCTTTATTATATCACATTTATTTTTCGTTTCACAGCTTACAATTTCCATCTTTATATTTTTCTGCTTCCAATCCACATTATTTCTCCTTTCGGTTTATCTACCTATAGTCAAAATATGGCATTTGTTGCACAGTTTAGGGCAACAATACAAAAAATTTTTTAAGAAGGAGCATAATTAGAAATGGCTAAAAAATCTTCCTTTAAAATACCAGGGCTTTCATTTAGCTGGAAACGTGCGCTTGGAATTACCAGCGCAAAACGCAAGATTGCAAAAGCAACGGGAATTCCTACAACAAAGGCGGGGCGGCAAAGAAAAGTCGGCAAGATATTGGGGATTAAGTGAACGCCATAGAAAATTATTTCATATAGTCCCCACCGCCCCCGCACCGGACGGTGGGGATTTTTTGCCGCCTATCGCCGTCACTGGCTCTTGGCCGCATACCCACAGTATCAGTTTGTTGTTTGGCAAGTCAATCCAAAAACCGGATAATATGCGATTAGCCGGTAAAAACAAACGGAGGGGTTTGCCCAAAATAAGGCAGGAGGGGAAGAAATGGAAAAAACTTTGCAGGATATTTGCAGAGAGGCAAAGGAGTACCAGCATCTTACCACGCAAGACTTAGCCGATTTAACAGATCTGTCATCGTCCACGATCAGCAATTACTTTTCTGCGTCGTCAAAGGATCCAAGCCTATACAAAATGGGGCTTATATGCGCCGCCCTCGGTGTGTCTATAGATGAGTATTTTGGTATCGTAAAGAGACCAACCACGGAGGAGCAGCTGGCAGAGGCCCACAGAGCAATGGCCGATGCAGATGCAAAGCATAGCGCAGCCCTACGCATTGCGCACTTGGAGGGCGGCATGGAGCAGCTGACCGGATCAGTGGCAAAGCACGAAAAAAAGGAGCGCGTATTGCAAATTTGGGTGTATATCCTGGCGTTTTCGCTGTCAATTGCCGTATCCATAATATTTGGATATTTGGCGTTTGATTCAAGCGTCCCGCACACAGGGCTTATCCGCAACGGGCAGATTACATCAATCGGCTGGATGCTATTTGCTCTGCTTGCGGTGGGCATCGGTGTAATCATTGCTTCGCTGATTAATGCGCTGCGATATTACAGGCACCATCAAACTGATAAAAATATAGGGTAGGAGGATAAAAATGGGAAAAGCAATGAGGAGGGCCAACGGAACCGGGACAGTGTATAAGCTCGCCGGGCGCCGACGCAGGCCCTGGGTGGCTGCAAAGCAAAAAATCATTATAGGATATTACCCCACCAAAAAAGATGCTATAGCAACGCTGGAACGTCTTGCAGGCAAGGATTTAACGGAGCAGTACAACATGACCTTTGCCCAGGTGTTTGACGCTTGGAAAGAGGAGCATTACAAAAAAATAGGGCCAAACGGTATAGAAGGCTATGACGGCGCATTTAAAATTTTTGCGCCGCTGCACGACCGGAAGTTTCGGGACTTAAAAACGGCGGATTTCCAGGGCGTACTGGATGCCCATATGCATAAAGCCCATAGCACTGTGTCCAAGTATAAGCAACTCATAACGCAGATGTCCACATGGGCCATGCGCGAGGAGATCATCACAACAAATTTTGCAAAATTCGTCCAGCTCCCCGAAAACACAAAAAAAGAAAAAGAAACATTTACCGATGCTGAAATAAGCAAGCTGGAAGCGGACGGCAGCGACACCGCAAAAATTATCCTCATGCTGATTTACACAGGAATGCGCATAGGGGAATTGTTTTCCCTACCGGCTAAAGATTATCACAAAGATTATGTGGTCGGCGGTGAAAAGACGGAGGCTGGGCGAAACAGGATCATCCCAATCCGCCCCGAAGGGATCCCATACTTTGCCTATTTTGCAAATAAGGCTACTGGCCCACTGCTCATATCCGGCTATGCTGGGGAAAAAATTCCAGCAAACTTCCGCCGCCGGGATTATTACCCGCTTTTGGAAAAATTAAAAATCCAGCGCAAAACGCCGCACTCCACCCGGCACACCTATGCGAGCTGGGCGAGAAAAGCGGGGATTGCTCCGGAAACGCTACAGAGGATCCTCGGCCACGCCAACTACTCCACTACCGCAAATATATACGTCCATACATCAGCGGAGGAATTGGTGCAGGCCGTTAAAAAGGCGAAAATTTGTTAGTAGTTTGTTAGTTACCGACGGGAGCCAAGGCAAGCCCTTGCAAAATTGCTCTTCGAAAAGTTGCAAAATCGCAACAAATATTGTTATTCTTATTAACTTTTGTGCCTATATATTCAAAACGATTATAATTCACACGCAGGAGGTCACTGGTTCGAGCCCAGCAGTCTCCACCAAAAAAGTCCAGGAATCTCAAGGGTTCCCGGACTTTTTTATTTTCGCCAAGATTAACTTTGTTAGTAACGTGTTAGTAGTAGCGATTTAGGTTAGTTTTTTTAGGACGCTGTTATAAGCTTTCTCATTGACGATTTTTAGTGTGTCCATAAGCTCGTCCATAACTTCCCACGCCCTATCCTGCGCTACATTCCCGACCGCTTTCAAAAATTCACTGCCGGAGGGTTTTATTTTCTTGGCCGGCGCAGGCTCTGCAGAATACAGCATTGGGGGCGCTTTCGCCTGCAGTTGCTCCCCGCCTTGCTCGTTACGGATAATGTAGAGCGCCGCCAGTTTCTCATAGTTTGTCCAGCTCGATTCTTCTGTTTCAAGTCGAGCTATCCAGCGCTTGACCTCATTCTCGTCAACCATAGGGGTGCACCCCCTTTAGTCCTCGATCGTGTCCATGCAGCGCTGGATGGCTCTGCGGATGCTTTCGTCGTCGGCGTTGTCCAGCATCTCCTGCAACTGGCGCTTCATATCGTCCCGGGCACCGTCCCGGGAATAATGGCCGCGGACATAATGGGTGCCCCGGCGGGCATAAGAGCTGCCTTTACCATAGGTTCCGCGCATGTCCGCCTCCCAGTCACCGGCCTGGGAATATCGGCGCTGGGAATAGCCGTCATCCTCCAGCATCTCGATCTTGTCAATGTTTTTGATGGTGTCGGTCAGCTTGTGCACGATGTCGAGGTCACCCGCGCCAAGTTCTCCCTTGCGGGTAATCTCGTCCAGCTCCTTGCAGAGCATATCGCGCAGGTCATACATAGATTTCATACCCATTGTTCATTCTCCTTTCTCAGCAAACTCTTGTAATGATAAGGTTCGCGTTTCTCACGTCAATGTCCTCGCCACTAACGTTGCGGATGGACAGCGACGCGCAGCAGCCCTTTGTAACGTCAACGTACTCGGATGCCGCCACATTGAAAAACGCCTCCGCCGCTGTGGGCGTCACCGTCGCAACGGAGGACGGCAGAGGTTCACCGTCAACCGCAATGGCAACGGAGATGGGGCCGGGGGTCCCGCCGGCGCTTACGGCAATATTGCCGATAAAGTCCACCTTGTAGCGGACGCGGCACTGGGAGCAGTTACCCCGGAGATTAAACAGGCCAGAGCATGTGCGATGGGTCACAAGGCCCTTTGTGCAGGGGATCGGCGCCTCGGTAAAAAGCACGTTCTGATTTGCCGCTACGGTCTGTGCAGCAACAGCAGTGTATTCAGGCATGAAAAACTCCTTTCTAAAAATACAGCGGCGGAGCGATTGCCCCGCCGCGTTATCGTAGTATCGGCACGGGGCCGACCATTTCGCCGTTGTCGGCAAAAAGCTATGCTATGCAGTTGTCAGCAGCCGCAGCCCTGATTGCATCCGCAGCCGCCGTAACCGCTACCTGCCCACGGGTTACAAGTAATGTAGGCAGGCGAAGGGCACGGACGCAGCTGCGAGATCAGATAGTTGTTCTGCGCGGCCTGAGATGCCGCCAGCTTCAGATTCTGATTCTCGGTCTGGAGGTCGGACAGCTTGCTTTGCGTCAGGAAGTCGAGGATGGCGCGGCTGTTCTGGTTGTTCGCATCAATGATGTCGCGCGTGGCGTTCTGCACGGTGTTGCGCGTGTCGCACGCCTGCGTCGCCATGTCGTAGCGCACCTGGGCGATAGCTGCACGGTTTTCGCAGCAGCAATTAGCGGCCTGCATCTGCATGGCGTTGAGTTGCTGCATCAGCGCCGCCTGCTGGTTGCTGCGGGAAAGCTCGGCCTGTGCAAAGCCGTTTGCCATCGCCATGTTGGTGCCGTTGACAAGCTGCGCCTGCTGGTAAAATCCGTCGCAAAGGCCCTGATTTACGCTGTCGATCTTGCGCTCGACATTGGCAAAATCAGAGGTCAGCACGTAGCCGTCTACGACACCGCCGGAATTGCCAGCGTTGTTGCCCCAGCCGTTTCGGCCCCAGCCGAAGAGGAAAAGAACGATAATCCAGATCCAGTTTTCGCCCCACATACCCATGCCACCGCCGTAGCTGTTCGCGGGCGCGACCGGCATAGTCATCATGGGAGCACCGTCGGAAAGAGACATATTATCTCCCCTTTCATAAATTTTATTTATCAAATCGTGGCCACGATAAGATCAATGGAATAAATGCTCGAATTGTTTTGCCATAGATTGAAGTTGGTTTAACTCTTGCTGGCTCATAGCCCCAGATTGCAAAAGCTTTTCGACCTCCGCTTTTGGGTTACCCTGAAAATTCGCCCTAAACTGTTGGAACTGCTGCAACATCTGCATAAAGCCGTTGCCGCCGCCGAGCGCTCCGAAAAAGGGATTATTCATCGTCATCGTCCTCCTTGCGCTTCTTCTTGCCCTTCAATTCGCCCACAAGCGCCGCCAGCGCGTCAAACTCCTTGCGGGTGACAAACTTATCATCCATTTTTTTAGTATCATGAGATTTGTTTTCGGCTTCTTCCGTGTAATTAAACGTCCTCATTGGAATAGGCGTGCCGCTTGCGTCTCGCTCCTTGATGTGGAAAACCATCGAGTTTGTTTCAAAGATAATTACTCGAGAATTTGGGGCGACCATAAACCCGTTTGCTTCTTCTTTTCCCCCGCTAATCCATACAACGCTTGTCTGCATTTGCTGCGGTTGAGCCGTTTGCGCAGGAATTTGTGTCTGCATCTGCTGCATCTGCCGCATCTGCATGAGGTTGTCCGGCATCGGCTGCGGATAATAGGGGTTGAAATAGGGATATGCCATGTTCATTCCTCCGTTTCTTTGTCCCAAAAATAAAGCGGGATTTCGTTCTCGCTGTTCCAGCTGTCATAGATAGCCCCGTCCTGAACGCACACTACATGCCCAGAGAGGGCGAGAATATACGTCCCGCGCGGGTGCTCATCGGCAAACCTGCCGACCGTGTAACAGTCCGGGCAAGTGTCCGGTATGATGTATCTCCGGTAGCCTAAGGACCGCAGATACGCGCCCCAACAGGCGTTTGCGTTGGGGAGGTCGCCGTCCAAGTAGCCCTGTATACAGAGGGACAAATAGACATCGCCCCAGTCCTTCCCGGTCGCCTTGCAAATCGCGCGCACGGTGCAGTCCGACACGTTTTTCCCGCATGGATTTGGATTAAAATATTTATACATGATTGCAACCCCTATATAGGCTTTCAGCAATTTCCACATACGCTAAAAGCCCCTGGGGATCGTCTGCGTACAGAATGCAAATATCCTGCGCCATTTGCGCGGTAAATCCGCATTTGATTAAGCGCTCGTACATATTCCCGCCTCCTTGCCTCTATAATAAAAGAAATCCGGGCAAATAAACTGCCCGGATTCTGCCTTGATTCTGCAATAATGTAGTTACAGTGTACACCAATTGTGTGCAAAAACGAAAAATAGCCGCACCCAAAAAGGGCGCGGCTATTTTTAGGAATCGAATGCATCCGCCAGTTTTTGGTATGCGCGGCGGCGCAATTTGTAAAATCCATCTACGCTGATATGTAGTTTTGCCGCCGTCTGTACACAGGTGCGGCCAAAAACGTCCACGTCAATTACACAGGTTTCCTCGTCTTCCGGTAGCCCTACCGCACGGATTGTTTCTGTGGCGCGGCATGGTGCCATAGTGGATAGTTTTTTGCGGATCCTTTTGTGCTGATCTATCATTTCCCACGGTGTGCCGTGGAGGTGCGGATGTTTAGCACGGGCGTGAGGCCGGCGTAGCGGTGTCCTCTGCGCCCTCCAGTGGATTTATTTTACCACTTATTTCAGCAGGAAATTCCAGCTGGCGGCACCGAGGATGCCATCCACGCCGAGGTTGTGGTCTGCCTGCATCTCCCGCAGACCGGCCTCCATCTTGGGGCCGAACAGCTTGTCCCCATCCCAAATCTTGTCGGGATAGTAGCCCTTGTCCTTCATCAGCAGCATGGCGGCCCGGACGTCATTGCCTTCCATGCCACGGCGCAGCATACGCAGTTCCATGTTGATCGTCTCCTCCTTCGTCGTCGGTGCGGGTGCGGGCTTGGGCTGCTCGTTCAGCAGCGCCTTGACGCTTGCCTTGAACGCCTCCCACTCCGCATTGTTCTTCCCTGCCATCTGCCGGGGGCAGGACTTCCCGGTCACGTCGTAGTGCCGCAGGACGTAGGTGTTTACGCCGGAGATGCCCAGCAGCTTGCACAGCTCCGCCGTCAGTGCCGCAGCGTTGGCCTTGGTGCGCTCGGAAACATGGTAGTTCCCGGAGCAGCACATCTCGATAGAGATACTGTTGGTGTTGCGGCAGAGGGGATGTACCGGATCAGAAGAGCCTACCGCCCACGCCCGGTCACAGGCCGGTACGGACTGGTAGATGCTGTCCTCGTCCACGAAGTAGTGTGCGCTGGCCTCCCGGTCGCCGCCTGCGAAATACTTGCAGTTGGCCTCGGCGGTGTCGCTGACGTTGCCCGTGTAGTGCAGCACCACAAAGGCCACGTCCCGCCCGCCCAGCCGGTCATAGGTCTCCTTGCTGGCCGGGATGCTGGTGTTGATGGAGATACCGCCCGCCTTGGCGATGGGATATGCGGCAGTGATGCGCTTACTCATGCCTTACTCCCCCTTGCTCAGCTGCTTGACAGCCTGATTGATGCCGGTGGCTGCCAGACCGCTGACGATACCCACGGCAATGGCGGTGATGGGATCACCCGCCGGGAAGTCGGGGATGGGTGCCAGATAGTAGCTGACAGCCCCCAGCAGACCGCCGCAGACCCCGCACAGGATGGGGATCCACTTGTCGTTCATGCTGCTGGCCTTGCCCACCAGCCCCACGAGGTAGGTGATGACGGTGATGACCGCCACGCTTGCGATGCCAAAAGTTTCCATAATTTCTCCTTTCCGTGCCCGATTCGGGCACACAAAAAATGTTGATAAGTCTTTGTTTACTCCCCAGAATAATCGTAAACGATGGTGGCATTGCTCGCGCCCCAAGGAGCATTTGCTACTTGCCCCTGCGACCACGGAACATAAATGGTAGACAGTTTTGGGCATCCGGAAAATACTCCATTTGGGATTGAGGATACCGTGCTCGTAAATCTAACCGTTTCTAACCCAGTACAATTGGCAAATGCAAAATCTCCGATTGTAGTGAGTGCGGGGGGAAGGGTTATTGATGCGAGACCTGTACCCTGCCTAAATGCATAAGCTCCAATCGAGGTCATTCCAGACGGGAAGGTCGTCAATGCTAGCTTTGGGCAGTACTGAAATGCGGCTGTTGGTAATGAAGTAATCCCAGAAGGGAGACTTGTCAATGCGAGCCTTGGGCAATTGTTGAATGCATACTGTCCGATTGAGGTAAGTCCAGAGGGTAGGGCCGTCATTGATAGTTGGTAACAATTGAGAAACGCAAAATCTCCGATTGAGGTAAGTCCAGAAGGGAGACTTGTTAGTACCATCTTTGAACAATTCCTAAATGTGTAATCTCCGATTGAGGTAATTCTAGAAGGAATACCTGTCAATGCGAGACTAAAGCAATCCCTAAATGCCTGGTCTCCAATTGAGGTGATTCCAGAAGGGAGGCTTGTTAACGCTAGCTTTGAACAATCAGAGAATGCAAAATCTCCGAGTGAGGTAATTTCGGAAGGGAGACTTGTCAATTGGAGCTTTGGGCAGCGATAAAAACCACTATCACCAATTGCAATTACATTGTCTGGCATATCTACTGATGTCAATTCCGCCAAATAAGAGAATGCATGCTCTGGAACAATTGTTCCTCGAAATTTAGCAGTAAACACTCTACCAGAACTGTCGAGGGACGTATACTCCATATAAGGGCCTGTCGGTGGTGCCTCAAGGCCACCGGTCACGCCGCCGATCACCACATCCTTCTTGATGTTCTCGGCCAAAAGGGTGTCCGGTTTTTGAATCGTCACCTTACGCATTCCTTTGCTGCTGGTGGGCAGGATGACCTGATTGCCGGATGGCATAGACAGCTCCACCGTCCGCTCCTCGGTGGCATACACCTCCATCACCTGCCCCATGTTGACCTCCAGGTCAGCGCCGGGAGAAAAAGTTACCGCAAACTCGATCATAGCGCACCATCCCGGAGAATACGCTCCACAGGCACTTCGAATACCTGAGATGCCATGCGCTGACCGCCTACGCCCACCCGGAGCTGTATCTTTGCGTCAATGCCTCTCCCGGCAGTAAGCGACAGGGTCTCGGCTTCCGTCAGTGTGCATGAGACAACATTCCCGTCCAGCTGTACATCCGACAATGCTTTTTCGATTTTAACCTGTCCGGCCTGCGCTACGGCCAAGGACAGCACCGTGATGCTACCCGTGTCGATGGGCAGGCGGAATGTCAGCGTGGGCGTTGTACCTCGATACATGGGTATCCCTCCTCATACTTTAGATTTGCGATGCTCAGCGGTTGGGCAATCTTTCCAAATCCGCTATCCTGTGATTGGCGACCTTGATCTGCTCCTCCAGCACTGGGACGCGTCGGGCGAAGTTGTTATGCTCCCGGACTTCCCGTGTCAGCTCGTCCAGTTTGGTGTCGGTGACGGCCTGCTGCGTGTCCAGCTTGGCCTGCACATCACGGGTGGTCTTGTTGCTGGTGATGATTACCCCCAGCAGCGACAGGCCGCCGGTGATGAGAGCTACGACGACTGTTTCCATTCAGTAATTTCCTTTCTCCTCTGGGGCTATGTTATAAGGTGGTATCACCTCCTTACACCCCCATTTTTCATTGACCCGCAGCGAGACAATTAGGCTGTTCGCCGCCAAGCATACACCGCCAGATATGGCGGCATATTGTTATGAGCCTTCCCTCCGCCGGTCGCACCGGTTGCCGTGTTTCGGCTGATGTCAAATGCCGCCGATGCGTAGGGATAGTACCGCCCGCTGCCGCTCTGAACGCCCATATCACCCACGGTGAACGCCTTCTGGCTGTTGGTGATAAAGCCGTAATACCCCGGCTGATTGGCCGGATTGTGCGTATGGCTCGGCATCTCATTTGCGGTCAGTGTATGCGCTGCTTCTCCGCCGCTGGCCCCAGCTGCGTATGTATCACCCGCAGCCAACAGGAATACATCCTTTATGCGTTCCCACGTCCCGCCGCCAAAAAGATCGACAGGGTCGGTGGCCGCAGTGGAGATATATACACTCCCCACCGGATGTGCATAATCCAGCAGCGTCGTCCCTCCTACCGCCAGTGTGCCGTCTATTTGTACATCCCTATCAAAATAAACATCCAGCCCCACTTGAATTGCGTTTGCCTTGTCACAGAGACGGCCCAGCCCCACAGATAGCAGATGCTTTGCCAGATGGTATAGAGCATACGCTGCCGGGAGGTCACGCAACGTGGAGCCAATGCTTTCAAAGGCATCGGTTGCCACAACCCGAACTTCGTAGCGTTTGCTTTTGTCTGCGGCAAACACGGCAGAAATATCAGCAGGATCGTAGTTTCCCGCCGCCGGTCGGCCTGCCGTAGTCCAATCTTCAGTGCCGACTTCCCTATACTGTACCGCATATGCTGCGGTGTTTTTGGCAGAAAGAGAAGTAATGGCCCCGGAGAAAGTCACCTTGCCATAAGTTCCAGCCCGGTTTGCTGTGCCATCGGCATTGCAACGGGCGGCAGAAATAGCAGTAATTGCTGGTTTGCTGTAAGCAAGGACAGTGATACTTTGTGTCTTTGTAGTCGTGCGCCCCCGGCTATCTGTGACAGCACAGGAAACAGTCAGTTCGCCAGAACCGGGCAGATAATCCGTTGTACCACTGGCCGATGTCGCAGCGTAGATGCTGCCCACCTTGATACTGTAAGACTTGATGGAACTGCCCTGCACCCCGGATGCGGCGATATCTACCTTGACCTTGCTACGCAGCTGCACATATCCACCATAGGTGTCGGACACTCCTGTTGGATCGCTGATTGCAACAGACAGGGCCGGAACCACGGTTGACGGCACAGCAAGCTTAACAGCCGTTGACCACGCCCCAACATAGGCGCTGCCGTTGTACGTCTTGACCGTGAGTGTGAGCGCCACAGTCTCTGCGTTTGGCGCTTGCTGTGCCAGAGACACAGGCGGCGCATTCCAACTGTACGATGTGCTTACATTCTCTGCAATCAGTTGATCCTTGACGCTGCCGCATGTGTAATAGAGTTTGTGCTTAAAGCTGCTGCTGGCCCGCTTGATGGTGATGGTCAAGGTCTCCCCCAGCGTGGAGCCGCTTGTGGTGGCCGTGGACGCTCTTGGAATGGTAGTCAGCGTCACCGTTTCCGACAAGGACAAATGGCGTGGTGTGTAGGAGCTGTCAAAGCCACAGTCCCATTCTGCTGTCAGCGCAATACTTTTCGTGCCGTCTGCATTATGGCTGACTGTAATAGTCTTGCTGCCCAGTTTGTACCATCCGGTGGAACTGTAATTATACGGATTCCATCGTTTTTCGCCCTGAAGTATATAATACGCTTCGCCGCTGCTCTCGTTTTGGGAATATCCGGTTCCGTCATATACCCACAAATCAAGACTTAATGTACTTTTGTTGTCTGCGATAGACTGGCCTGTGATTGACCAATCCAGACGCAAGCGCCAGCCTTTGTTTGTGCTGCTGTAAATGGACGCCATGTTCTCAACTCCTGTCAACTGGCAATTACATCGCCGTTTTCGTCCTCCGTCCAAACCACGTTTCCGATGCAGAGGATAGATACCTTGATACGCATTGCTTCCACGCCCTCTGCGGTGATCTGCAACTCCGGTGTGTTGTTGCGGACAAACTGCAACACATCATTATCCAGCCGCAGCAGGATTTCATTGCCCGTTTCGCCAATGATTAGGCCGTCAGACGTAAACCGGAAAGCCTTTGTGATCTCGCTGTACTTGCTTTGCAGATCGCCGTCCACCTTGTCAATGCGCTCGGTTACCTTAGTGATGTCAATGCTCAGCTGGTCAGTCAGCACAGACAGCTTTGTGCTGACCTCCTCTTTGTAGCTGTCAAAATCCCCGGTTTCTACATAGTTTTCCAGAGCGGACAGGATGATGGAGTTGACATTCTGCTGCAGATCGGTAATCTGCTGGTGTGTGGCCTGAATCACTTGGCTTGAAGATTCGTCCACCCGCTCAGAAATCTCCTGCCGTGTGCTTTCGATGCGTTTATCCGTTTCACGCTTGGCATCTATCTGTGCCCCCGTGTAGGTTTGCTGGGTAGCACCCAGCGTGATTTGTGTGTTGCCGGGGTCAAGAATATCCGGGGCCAACTCCATCAGCGGATAGGACGCGCTGTAGCCGTGCGGAGTGCTGAAAAGGGCCGTCATCCGGCCCACCCGGAAATGCTGGATGCCATCTTGCCAGCCCAAATCAACTGCCTTGCAGGTGATGGTCTCCGGCATGGACAGGCCATTGTCAGCCAGCGCCGCCTTCGCCTTGGTCTGAAGGTTGGCGGCAACAGTCACATCATCCCATTTGATGTGACGGGTAATGCGCCCGTATGTGGCCATGCCAGACTTGCTATAAATAGTAAGCCCGGATTTAACAAGGTCATCTGTCAAATCACCATCTGACAGCGCTTCGATGGTCAACCCGTCCTTGCCCTCCGGAAGAATAGCGGTGTAAATGTCCGCACCGTCCGTTTCGCTGGTAAGATCAAGCAGGTTTTCGGCGAACTCCACCGGCTGCGTGTTGGTCAGCGGCAGCGCGGCGTAATAATCCAAATAATTGCCGCCATTCTCATAACGGATTAGCAGATTCCCGCCAAGAGAGGACTTGACCAGCTTATCGGAAATAGTGGTCATCGCCGTGGCGTACTCCTTGGAGCTGCGTGTGATGTAATTGTTCGGGTCTGTTACGGTACACACTCCGGGCCTGATCTGCTGCTCTGCGGACACTTGGCTGTTGTGCTGCCCTAAAATCCAGCGGAAGAAGAAGTCAACCACATTCCCGCTTGCGGCTGCGGCTTTGTAGTCATCATCATCCTTGAAATCTTCCGGGAAACTGAATGGCTTGATGATGCTATCATTCAGCGCCGCCATAATGCCTTCTGTTTCAATTTTATGCGCCCCGTAGAAGTCTTTTGTGTCGGTGGTGATTCTGCCCCTGTATATGGGAAAAGTGCCGTCCAGCAGTTCCACAAGGCCGCTCATGCGCCGAAGATTGCTTAAATACGGATGGTCAGCGCCCAGCGTGAAAGTCATCTCACCCGCTTTGCTCACCGCAAGCTTAACAGAGGGGTCACGGACGATTAGTTTTTCATCCGCAAGCCGCGGGTCATACAGGATATAGTTTTGATATTTTAGTTGGTACATTACAGGCTGGCCTCCTGATATGTAACGGTGATGCTGCCGGTGCCGCTGGCCACCTTCGCCTTCAGGCTGTTGCTGCCAGCCGCAAGCCGAATGGCGGGGAAAATGTGATCTCCTGCGCTGGCATTGATGGTGTTGCCGTCCCAAAGCAGTACGGTATCTTGCGCCACCGTAATGGTGGGAATCACCGGGCGGCTTTCGTTCGGAAGCGTAAGCTGTTTATATGCCGTTCCCAAATCAGCCCGTGTCACAGTTGTTTTCTCTTTCTTGTATTTCCACGGATCACAATCAACAGTAACGGGAATTGTCTGCTTTATTTTGACAAGCTCCACTTGCCCAACGGAGCACCGCCCACTGTAATAATGGGCGGTGTCCTCGGGGAAGGTCACTTTCATGCGCTTGCCGTGGACTTTGTTGCAGAAGTCAGAAAGCGTGGCAGGCCATTTCTTGCCGCTCACCGTGTCCACGCCGGTGAGTATCAGTGCAATGGTGCGGTTTTTGTAGGTCACTTCGCCGGTCAACACTTCGGAGGCGTCCAGCAGGCCGTCCCGGCCCGGAACATCAATCATATTCGTGCGGACTTCCGGAAGAGAAATGGACTTGCTTGCAAGCAGCAGGCCGTATTCTGTGTAAGTGTCTTTTCCATCAAAAAATACTTTTCCTATCATACAGCCCTTGCCCTCCTCGCATTGATTTTGGCCAGTTCTTCATCCATGCCTGGGGCAAGCAAACCGACAACCTGGCCACTGTCCATGATGACTTTCATATTTGCCAACATAGGCAAATACTGTTCCAGCAGCATTACAATTCTGCCGGAATCGCCGCCCCATCCGTAAGAGCCACTTGTATAGTTTCTGCTGATGTTTGCATCTGCTGTAATGGTGCCAGCGTCAAAGCTCATATTACCCTCAATGTCCTTTTTTACGGACTTGAATTGATCGTCAAAGCCCTCGCCCAGGCCTTCGGCCATAAAGCCGCCGATGCCCGCAAAGACCTTGGACGGGGATGCAATACCCAGGATTTTTTTCACACCGCTAACCAGCCCATTTACCTTATCACTGAACCAGCTTTTTATATTGCCCCACATTCCGGCGATGCCGTTTTTTAAGCCCCGAACGATGTTTTTACCGATGCCGCCCCAGTCATAGTTTCTGATTGTGTCGGCAATGGCAGCGATAATGCGCGGGACGGCTGCAATCAATTCCGGGATTGCCCCGATAATGCCGGTAATCAGCGATACAATAATCTGCGGCCCTGCAAGGATGATCTTGTCAAGGTTGTTCACGATGCCGTTGACGAACGCAATAATCAGCGTAGGGACTGCCGCGACCAGCTCCGGAATGCACTTGATAATTCCGTCAATCAGCGCAAACAGAAGATCAATGCCCATCTGGATGATGTTGGGCAGCTCCACAATGATTGCGGCGAGCAAGTTGCCAATAATCAGAGGTACTGCCGCGATAAGCTGCGGAATCGCGTCAATCAGGCCCTGCGCAAGCGTCATGATCAGCAAGATTGCCGTTTCAATGAGTTGCGTCAAAAAGTCCGGGCTTGTCAGCATCTGCACAATCGTCATGGTCACTTGCACAATGCCGTCAATAAGCGTGGGCAGGTTTTCTATCAGGCCATTCGAAAGAAAGAAAAGAATGTCGATTGCTGCTTGCGTAATTGCAGGTAGGCTATCAATGATACCCTGCCCCAATGCGCCGACAAGCGCAGCCGCCGCCTGCAAAAGCTCAGGCAGGTTGTCTGTGATGGTTGTTATGACCATCGGAATAATAGTGGTAGATGCAGATGTAACAAGCCGTGAAATTCCGCCCAAGATGGCACTAACGCGCGGAATAATATTTCCAGCCGCCGTCTCCACGCTGCTGACAAAATTGCCAATTAGCGTATCAAGGTCTGCGTTGTCGTCTGCAATGCCGGTTATCAGGTTTGCCCATGCGGCTTTTGCCGACCCAGCGCTACCCTGAATAGTAGACGCAGCCTCTTTTGCCGTTGTCCCGGTGATGCCCATTTCCGTCTGCACCACATGGATGGCGTCTACGATGTCGGAGTAGGACGAAATATCAAACTTCTGCCCAGACAGCTTCTCCGCGTCCGCAAGCAGACGCTCCATTTCCTCTTTGGTGCCGCCATACCCGAGCTTTAGGTTGTCCAGCATGGTGTAGTTCTGCTTCGCAAAACCCTGATAGGCGTTCTGTATCATCTCCATGCCGGTTCCCATCTTGTTGGCGTTGTCGGCCATATCGGTGATGGCCTGGTCCGCCTTCTGAGCTGCTTTCTCTGTATCTCCGCCAAGGCTCTGGAGCAGGGAGGCCGAGAAGCTGGTCACCGTGTCCATATATTCGTTGGCACTCATGCCAGCGGTCTTGTATGCGTTTGCGGCGTACTCCTGCACCTTGTCCGATGCAGTCTTAAAGAGGGTATCGACGCCACCCACTAATTGCTCATACTCGGCATATTGGTCAATGGACGCTTTGGTCAGCGCCGCCACGCCAGTAGCCGCAGCTGCCAGGGCCGCAGCGCCCACCTTTGCGGCGGTTGCAAGGCCGCCTTTTAGTTTCCCGGCAAGAGATTCTGCCTTGCTGCTCGTTTCCGAAAAGCCTTTATCTACATCACTGTTATCCACGCCGATTTTTACAAAAAGATCGAGCAGGTTCATTCTTTCACCACCAATCCGCACCGTGCGACCACATCCGCCGTGATTTCCTCGCAAGACCGCTCGTCCCGCTTCTCCGGCCTGATGACATCCGCATACCGCGCTCTCATGTAGCTGCCTCCGGCATACTGCGCCGTGTTCTCCGTTGTAATTTTCAGTGCGTCCGTCACATAGATACGATACGCCTCATCCCGCGCCCGCTCATTCAGCCGCGCTATGCAGTAGCGCAGAAACGGCTTTACTCGTCGGCTTCCCCGGTATTCTCCTGCGCAGAGCCAGAGGAGTTCTCGCTCTGCGCCGAGAGAAAAAATGCGGTAAATGCATCATCGGACAGCAACTCCACCGTGTCCCGCGTCAGTTTCACGAGGTTCAGCGCGCCCTTGTAAGCGTCCGCACTCACACCCTCGATCGAAGCAAGAATGGCAATAATATCGCCCTTGTGGTCCTTGAGAAGCGAAGGGAGCGCTTTCCGCACCCGCTGCGTCACAAACTGCTTCGCCGTCATGCCCTCCGGCAGCTTTTCACGCCGGAACATGGCAGAAGCTTTCTCGTCCTCCGCAATGTTGGCGATGGGGTCGATGATGTCCGCGATCACATCAAATACACGGTCGCCCTGAATGTCGGAAAGTTTCATACTGTTTCCTCCGTACCCGCCTTGATGTAAATCTCATACGGAACCTTGTCCTGCTCCGCGAGGGAATAGTGCGCCGTAAACTCAAAGGCAAACTGGCCCTTGGCCTTATCTGCCGTCTTGAGCTGGAAACCGCCCGTGGAAAGCGCGTTGAGCATATGGATAGCGATAAAGCCGCCGTTTTTCGCGCCGTTCTTGTCGGAGTAGTCGCCTACCAGCCAAATGTCGGTAAAATCGCTGTCCTTGAGGTCCGTGCGGGGAACGACCTTCGTCGTGTCGCTGGCATCAATGTCCGCCGCACCGCACAGCAACTTTGCCGTTTTCGTATCGGCGTTGATAAACGTGCCGGACATCTTCGCCTCCACCATATCCTGCCGCATAAACTCCTTCATGTTTTTGGGGCAGTTGTCAATGTCTTCGCCAAAGTCGGTGAAAGTGGGCGTTGCCGTAAAGTTCACACCGCCGGTGGTTGCACCGATCTGGCCAGCCGCACCGACCTCCCCGGTAGACGGCGTAAAATCGGTGGTCAGGATACCAGCGTTAATCTGCAATTTCTGAAAAGCGTCAGAAGGAATTTTCGTAAATTTCATAGTTTCGTCCTTTCATCAGTTCTGCGACAGATATTCAACCGTAACGTTGAGATACCGCCGCTTGATGTTTTTGTTGCTCTCGTCCGCAATGTTCTGGCACCACGGAGACCCACGCTTGATCCACATAGCCCCGCCGTCATAGGGCACCATACAGCCGCCCATACCGATGGCGTCGGAGATCTCCTGTGCCTTTGCATTTGGCACAGCCTCGCCCTCCGTGTAGTACCAGAGGTTTACCGTCAGGCCGATTTCCCCGCTCTCCCACGAGCCTGTAATCAACTCATAGGTCAGCCACGGGAAAACCGCATCTTCCGGCACATTAGATGTTGGATAAGCCGGGAGAAATTGAGAAAACCATGCGTGGAGCGCCTTATCCTTTGTCATTTCGGCAGCTCCCTTCGTTCCGCTGTGAAGAATTTCAGTGCTCGGACGGTCGCCCCCGCAGACCTTGGCGCAGCTTTTTCCTCTGGATTCGAGGTCACACGATAGGTAATCCCCGTTTCCGTATCGCGGAAATAATCGTTGTACTCGATGGGAACGCGCTGATTGACCAGTGCGGAATATACCGAGGTAACACCGTCCTTTTCCGCTTTTCGCGCCTCCATCGATGTGTCAAGAGACTGGTAATTGAGGAACTCCGCTCCCTCTTCCCACGCGGTGATGTAGCCGCCCGCTCCGTCAGGCGTGCGCTTTTTCTCCATCAAAATGCACTTGTGGGCAAAATCGTCCAGTAAACTCACGGTTCCACCCCCTTGAGCTTGCGCCAGTCATTTAACCGGCCTTTAAAAGCGCCCTGCCAGCCCGTCCCGGCGCTCGTGTCGGCATTTCCGCCGCTTGCCTTTGTGTAACTGTACCCGCCGAAGCTTTCGCTCGTGTACGGGCTTAAAACGGCTTCACCGTTCTTTTCTTCCCATGCGGCGATATCTTCGGCAAGCACAACTACAGCCTTCGGAACAGCCAACACCCACACCGTTCCGGTAAAGGTTTCATCCGTAAGGTCAGCCGCCGGATATTGATGCAGACCGTCATTAAACACAGAGCCGCAGATGCGGAAATATTGATTGGGATGGAGAAAGGGCAGCGCAATGCTGCCGTTCTCCACGGCGAACGTGCCCTCGTGAATCTCCACAAGGAACCAGTTGTTCAAGTGCCGTAAGACTTGTTCAAGCATTACGCTGCCCTCCTATTTAGCCCGCGCCGGCCACAGAAACGGTAGCCACGGCAATGCCGTCCAGATACTCAGCCCACAGCTTCATGCCCATGATGGCGTACATATCGCCCGTGGCGCGGCTGTAATCGCCGTCAACATGGACGCCGATCAGGTTGGTCTCGCCCTTCACGGTGTAATTCAGCCCCAGCTTGGCAAAGTCGCTGTCGCTCGGGTCTACATAGTACAGGTCGATGTTCTCCACGGGCAGAGCGATCACCTTCTTGGAGGCGATGTACTTCTCGGGCAGCAGGAACAGGGTGCGGTAGCCCATGAAGTTCTCCACGTAGTTGATGCCGAACATCGTCTGCACGGTGATCTCCTTGTCGCCCAGGTAATCGTAAGCGTCGATGATGTTGGCAAAGCCCACCACCTCGGTCACGTCCTTATCCAGACCGGCAAACTTGTCCAGCACCTTGCCCTTAGCCATAGCCAAAGCACGCTGCCACGTTTTCTCGGTCACCTTCAAAGTGCCGGTACCGAGGAAGGTGTAGAAGTCGGTCAGGACCTTGTTCTGCAGGGCCACGAGGAAAGCCTCGTCGGTCTTCTCCACGGCAACGTCAGCGCCGTACTTTGCCACGCTCTCTATGGTCACGCTCTTAGCATACTTGGAAATGTCGATGTCGCCATAGGCAACAGGCGCCACCTTCATCTTGGTAAAGGGGATCTCGTCACCCTCTGCCACGGTGCCGCCCTTGAGGCCACCGTCCACGCTGGCCTTGTAGGAAACCAGCTTCGTGCCGGGGGCCTTGCGAATGGGACGCATAATGCCCATGATGTTACGCAGTGCGTCCCAGTTATCGGCGAAGCGGGACACGAAATCCACCTCACGGGCGGAAGTGGTAAACTGTGCAGAAGTTGTTACGTTAGTTTTCGCAGCCATAAATAGCTCCTTTCAAAAAATCAGTTATTTTCGCTTGCCATCAGATCGGCAAGCGCTTTCTGGCGCTCCGCCGTAGACATCACATAGCGGCCTTTATCGTCCTTCTTGTAGATGTCCTCTCGGGATTTTGCGCCGCCGGTGTTTGCCGGGGGGTTGGCGGGATTCGCTCCGTGCGTCTGTGTGGTGGAGACAAGCCCCTTGTAGGTGCCGTCTACGAGCGCGTCAAGGCTCTTGGTGTCCTTGATCTTGTCGCCGTCCATCTCCAATGCGGCCATTTCTTCGCCACAGCCGCGCATCGCAAGGTCCAAATTCGCGCCGGTGATGTTTTTGCTCTCAAAGTAAGCACGCACGGCCTTTTCCTTTGCCGCCTTGCTTTCCTTTGCCGTGATGTCGGTCTTAAAGGCTTCAAAGGCCGAGTGTTCCTTCTCGTACTTCTCCTTGTAACCGCCGTCACCCGCTGCCTTGAGGTCGTCCAACTGCTTCTGCACGCCGGGCAGCTTCTCCGCATCGGCCTTGTAGCGGGTCACATCCGCCTTTAGGCCGTCCACGGTGTCGGTATGCGCCTCGATGATGGTATCAACCTGCTCATCGGTAAGCCCCATACCCTTCAAAAGTTTTCGTGTAAGTGCCATGACACTATCTCCTTTTCTTCGGTTCCGTTCCTTCGGAAACGATAGTTTTATAAAAACCGCTGTCCTTTGCGGTAATTAACAAAAAGAGCCAACTGCATACAATTTGTAAGCAATTAGCTCCTATTTCAGTTCGTCCTCCAATATCTTCCGGTATTGGATGGCATGGTCGGCGGCAGCAGGTTTCAAAAACGGCTGTGCCTTGTTGCCACGCGTGTAATGCCAATTTCCCTTTGCGTCCTGATACACCCACGGTGTAGGCCGTCCGCCGCCACCTTCGGCGTAAATGCCGGTTCCTAATTCCACATACGCACCGTACTCAGAATCTGTTCCGATGATTGCCGCCGGTTCCTGCTCGTCTACCACATGAGTAATGCTGTTGCGCAGATTTCCGGTATCCACGGGGCACAGCTTTTTCGCATATCCCTCTGCCACCAGCCCGCATTTTTCAAGCCCGCGCAGCAGCGCCGCTTTGATGGCAGCAGAGACTTCTTTGCTGTTGTCGGTGATTTCAACGCTCATCACAAAATACCTCTTGACTTTTTTACGGGGATTGCATATACTGACAGTGAGGAAACTTATGTTTCCGTTTTATCGAGGTAATCCTCCGCCCGTTCTGGTGGGGGGTTGCCTCATTTTTTATATCGCCGCACAAAGAGGACAGACCCGTTATGCAGCGCAATTATATCTGCATTAAACGATTTGCTTCTTGTTGCTCTCGCATCCAATACATCAATTAGTTTTTGCTTATCAATCCCATCGGCAACATCAAAAATCACCCCGCCTTGGTTCCCGTGTATCTGCTTTATCGCCTTGCGCAGAGCGCTATCTGCGGCTTTTTCTGTGGAAATCGACTTTATTTCCCATTGCTTCCCTTTCCACAGCATGTCTGGCATTTTCATACCTGGCGTCTGCGATTCTTTCAATAGCACAATTTTCCCACCGAACAGCTCTCTAATTTGATTTGCAACATTTATTTCTTCTTTGTGTTTTTTGGAGCGGTACCCGTTCTCGTATCGCACCTTACCCATGCGGGGCTTGGCGGAATCTATGTATTTCTTCGTAACATCCTTTGCAGATTTTTCGATCCCCATGTGATATGGGGATAACTGTTTGCCGCTGTATCCCTGCTTCGATGCTTCCCACTGCGCATATGTCACGTCAGATATAAGCCCGTCGCGTGTCCTACGCAGCCCGTCTGATGTATCTACCCCATCCACGGCGGCAATCAGCGTACAGCGGCAGTTATATATCTCCCACGGTGGTCCTTGTGGGTCGCCGGGAAAACGACAGCCGTTAGAAAACTTCTTGTCCTGCGCCACTTGTTCGCCGTCAAGCATGGCATGAGAGTGGCGTGTACGCGCG